TTATGATTTTTCAAAAATAAATTCTAATCTTTTTCTAACAGTTGGTATTTCTGTAACATCTAATAAATTTTCTGACTTCTTTTTTCTAGAATTTTTATGTATAAGTTTTTCTTTTTCTAAAAAATTAAGCAAATCCATTTGCATATAAACAGGATATTCTTCTAAAATCGTTTTTTGTAAAAGTCTTTTATTAATTTCATTTCTCACCTTTAAATCCTCCATTATTCCTTGCACTTCAAAAATAAACCAAGTATAATAGAGGTATATTAATGAAATACAATTTATTCTTTTGAAGCTACATGATCTGCAAATCATATATGTAGCTTCTTTTATTTTATAGTTTGTACTTATATTTATCAATATTTTCGACAAAATATGTCATAAATCAACAAAACAAAAAGAGGCTAGTAAGCAAGATTTATATATCCTACCTACTAGCCTTTAGTAATTATAAATTTAATAATTTTCTCCAAGTATCTTGCCCAACTATACCATCTACTGAAAGTCCTTTATCAGTTTGTAATGATTTTACGGCTTCAACAGTTTCATCGCCGAACCCTCCGTCTGCTCCCCACTTAGGTAATTTATAACCTAAACTTAATAATCTCTTTTGAATCAACTTAGTTACATTACCTTTCGCTCCTTTTCTAACAACAGGACATCCAGCTAAAGTTGCTGGTCCAGCTATTCCATCTACTTTTTGATTGGAAAAACCTTGCTTATTACATTCCTGTTGTAATCTTCTAACCCAATCGTTGCCTGTATTTACTGTAGTAGATTGAGTTTGAGATGTAGATGATGTATTTGTATCTACTGCTATAGAACTAGATATATGATTATCTAATGCATCTACTATAGCTTTTGCAATTGACTTATATCCAACTTCAAGATACTTATTTGCATCTTCTGTGTCCACGAAGCAAACTTCTATTAACATAGATTTAGCTTTTGTTCTTCTGATTACATAAAGTCCTGTACCAGCTTTAACCCCTCTATTGTTAAACCCCAATGCAGATATATTATTACAAACATCTATTGCATCTTGATATTGTCTACCTTCGTAAGTATACACCTCAACGCCTTGTCCACCTCCTGCATTAAAGTGAATTGCAATAAACCAATCTAAATCTTCTCTATTTGCTTGTTGCACTACTAAAGATAAGCTTTCATTTGTAGTACTAGCATAATCTACTGTACAGTTATAAACAGTATTTCCTCTTTCCTTTAATAATCTTCTTACTTCTTCTCCAACTAATCTAGTGTGTTCTCCTTCTTTTATAATTCCTACTGCTCCAGTTCCAGCACCTCTTAAAGTATGTCCATCATTTACTCCAATTTTCATTTTACATTCCTTCTTTCTGTAATATATTTTTATAAAATTAAAAGACCATGATTACTCACGATCTCCTTTATCTGAATTAAATATTTCTAATTTATCTTTTATAATATTTGGTAGTTCAACTCCACACTCTGCTAAATTCTCACATATTGAACCAGCTTCTTTATATATAAATAATCCTAATGTTGCATAGCTTATTAAAAAATTTAATCCTAATAAAATATCTAGCCCCATAACAAATACTAATGCTATAAATTCAGCTATCCATCTTATAATTCCATCTCTCATTATTCTACTTTTATAACTATTTTTATTTTTCCAAGTTTTTAATAACCCTGTTCCAAAGTCTGTTCCTTTAGATAGTAAATAAAATAAAAATAACCCCAATACTCCAGTTGGTAATAAACTTAATAAACCTTCTTTAAACATTTTTCTTCCTCTTTTCTCCAATCACTTGGAATTTTAAATATAAAAAAGAAGCTAGATTTTACTCTAACTTCTTGCTTATCTTTTTTAGTTGATTTTACGAACAATATAAATCAATTGCATTCTAAAATAAACTTAATAAGAAACTTTCTATAGCTGGTACAATATATTCGTTTCCAAATACACTTAAGTGCGTATCATCATTATTTCTATATACTAATGCTTTTCTATTTCCTACACCATTGACACCACTTATACTATACAAATCTAAGCATGGAATTGAATATTGATTACATTTCCTTTTTATTGCTTCTGCTCTTAATTGAAGAGATAAAGTATCTGTAGGTAACTTCTTATCTAACTCTAATCCTGGATTTGCAACATTTGTAGTATAACTATTAGCCTGTTGCATAGGTGTAAAGAAAGCTATTTTTTTATTAGGATATTTATTAATTAATCCTTGAATTAAAATATTTAAAGCACCATAGAAAGTTGATGTATCTGTACTATCCCAATTTCCAAGCTTTACTGCATTATCATTCGTTGAACCCATCACTGTAATTAAGTCAGCTTCATCACTCATTTTTATAAATCTTTCACAAAAACAATTCCCAGTATCCCATGTAGAACTATCGATAGGATTATAACCAATTTCGTTAGCATCTAACTTACCCCAATTATAATCCCATAAATGTCTATCATTTGTATGTGCTAATGTTGTACCACTTATACCATAGCAATTTGCTGTCATATTATGCTTTTCTGAAATTATTTGCCACCACGTAGGCTTTGAAAAGTCTATACTAGACATGCTATCACCAAATACATTCCACACTAAGTTGTTTAATTTACTTTCTTCTATACCTAATTCTTTAATTAATCCAGCTTTAAGAAAGTTCTCAATAGTAAAAACATCATCAATTACAGTATTTCCTTTACAAAAAACTATATTTTCAACTGTTACATCAATAGTGAACCTAATATATCTTGCATTTTGCGGAACTGTTATAGGATTAGTCCATCCACCATAAGCTCCACCAATATAAGTTTTACTCGAATCATAAAAAGCATAATTTAAATGTATGTTAGAACTATATTTTTCTGCAACTTCTACCTCTATATAATCTGTAGCTTTATAATTTTGATAGCTACCTATATTACTTACAACTTTTCCAGTTGTTGGATTTATATAAGTTCCTAACGATTCATTTGTTGATTCATTGTATAAATTTGTAGCAGTATAGTTAAACCCTTTAATTTTATTAATGTTTATAAAATTATTATTCTGATTATTTAATAAGTCTTCAAAACTTTTATTTACACTATCTAAACTCTCATTGTTTAAACATTTTTTTAAATTTTCATCTTTAATCATATAACTATCATCTTCTCTTTCTTTAAGATAATAGTCTTCAGGATTCAATGCGTTTTCAAATGTTATAGCAATATATTTTGCCTTTGACGGTGGTGCTAAAGGCTTTTGATATTGACCTCCCCAATGACCAATTATAAATGCTTTATCAATATCGAAATATGTTATATTATTGATAACATTTGTATATAAAATAGAACTTGAAAAAGATATTAATTCAGTAGTTTTATATAAACTCTTTCCTTCCACTGCTCCAGTAGTAGGATTATAATACCCTTGTATAAATGAAACTCCTTCTAATAAGTTTTCATTAATATCAATAAACTGTAATTTATCAGTTGTTATACTATTTTTTTTAATTGTCATATTCGCAATAGTTCCGTCATTTATTTTTTCCTCTATTACAGTTTTTGTTGTATTAGTAACTACTTCTACAGTTGTCCCTTTTTCTGCAACTTCATTTATTTTATTATTAAGTTCACGTGCCTTTGTATCCAATTGTTCGTCAAAATTATTCATTCTTTTGCCTAAAGTATCATATGAATTTCCGTTTTGATCTACTCTTGCAGCAACAACTTCCGCATTTGAATTCCCCTCGTTAATTATTAAATTGTTGAATGTTTCTTCTAAAATACTTTGTTTAGAACTAGTATTGGTAACTTCTTCATTCATAGCTTCAATTGTATCGGCCATTCTATCTCTAACTTCTCTACCAGTCCATGCTGCCCTTAACTTTTTTATTGCTTCTTCAACTGTTTTTCTAACCATTTATCTCTCCTCCTTCTAATACCTTTACTCTTGTATCTAAAGAAATAATGTCCTCATTTATCTTTGTTATAGATGTATTTATAGTATCTAAAGTATCATTAATATTAATTAAATTATCATTAATATTGATTACTGTTTCGCTTAAAAGTTGGATGCTTTCAACCATTTTATTTATTGTTTCATTTGTACTGTTTCCCAAGTTAGATACCTCCGAACTTACTAACTCTAAAGATTTAGATGTTGTATTTATAGCTTTATTAGCTTCAGAAATCCTAGAAGCTTGTACATTTACTTTTTCTTCGATTTCAGCTGCTTTATTAGCTTGTTTTTTAATACTTATTTGATATTGTTTTATATCTTCCTCTTTATCTCCTAATGTAATACTAGATTTTTGAGGATTTTCAATTATTATAGTCTTTTCTATAATCCTAACTAAATAATCAATATCAAAAATTTCTACTATTAAAGGATGATAATTACCCACTTTGAATGTATCAATATCTAATCCAATAGTGGCAAGATCTAAAGCCGTCAATTTGTTAGATATATTAATCTTTTGAGAGTTTAAATATTCCTTACCTTTTCTTAATAATATTTCTGGAATAGTAACGTCATCAAATTTTATAATTCCTTCAATCACCCCAAACATTTCAATAGCTTCTAAATCTTCTATGTAATCTAATCCATTATTTACAGATTTAATAGTTAATCTTTCTTCAGAATCAATTTCATTACCTTCAGAATCAACTTTCTTTAATTTTGTTCCTAAAACCTTTATTCTTGTATAAAAATTTGATGGATCTTTATCTCGTGTTAAAGCTTGTATATTTTTCCCTAACCTTATATCAGTCTCAGAAGTTGAGCCAATCTCTTTTAAATAATCAATATATCTAATATCATTTTCGTATCTTACCTGGAGCTCTCCACCTAAATTGCTTAATAAGTCATCATTTATATTCTTCCAACTTGTATCATAAGATAAATATCTAAATATACTGTCATTGTTATCTTCAACAGTTACTTCTCCTAGCACAAATCTTTTACTATCATCTACAACTGAATTATGTTTATCTAAAATTACTTTTAAATATTCCCTAGGTGAAATATTATGATACTCTCCATAGTCTTGATTGCTATCATGAAGATAAGCTAATTCACTTTCACATACAAAAGATTTACTAACTAATCCACTTGTACTTAATGATTCTGTTGGTGTTAATACTCTCCCAATAAATTCATACATATTAGTTAATGTATTATACACTTTAACAATTGTTTTCATAGGAAATATTAAATTATATCCTATGTTATTAGGTAAAATGGTAAAAGAAAAACTGTCAATCGAGTTTATACCTTGCTTGACAGTTCCAGTTATTCTTTGAGCATATTTATCTGTACTTACTTCATTTATTATTGTCTCTATATTGTTATTTTCTATAGTTACCTTATACATTATAATAGCTCCTTTCTAAACCTAAATTCTATATTACCATTTCCATTTACCATGATAGAATTTGGACCTTTATTTAAATAAATTCTATTATCTTTATTTTCACCTATATTTAATTTATAAGTTGAGTTATTTATTGTTATTTCCATTACTGAATCACATATAATTTGAGGTATTATTCTATTAACTCCATTATTGTATAAATTAATATTCTTATATCCATTAATATCAAATTTAGTTTCCTGCAATACATCTAATTCAAAAATAAGTTCATCCCAAGAAATATCGCCCTCATAATATGACGATATTTTAAATGGATAAGCTTCTAGCTTTACTGTTAATTGTCCATCATGTAGATTTTCTTTCCATGAAGCTTCTACAACTTCAGCTAAAAAATAAACTCCTGGAATGGTGTCATCATAAAATTCTTCTTTCCCACCATCCATTAACCAAGCCAGAACATTAGCTTTTTTTATATTCATATCACTCTTACTTTTACCTATTATATTAAAAGTATAAGATAAAGCTCTTTCATTATATGTTTGCTCTCCATAAAGTGTAGAAAAATCGTAAGTTATATTAGAGAAAGGGATTTTCTCTGTAATTTTATTTTTTTTAGGAATCCCTATATCTCTTTTTGCAATAGTTATATTAAAGTCTCTATAACTATGCTTGTTTCCTTTTATAATTCCATTCATTACAATACTAATCCCCTTTCTGCTAAATTAAATCTTTTGCCATTTACAATATCACTAGCACTAGCAATAGTTTCAGCTATAACTTTATCATTAAGTATACTTTGGAATATAAATGTTCCTCCATTACTGCCTGCTAATAAACTTTCAGTTTCCTTAGCTGTATTTACTTTTGAACCAGTTGGAAGATTAACAAGTTCAGGTCCTTTTTCCCCTACAATAGCTAAGTTACCATAAGCGCTACCTGAGAAGTAATCTGTACCCTTTGCTAGCATAGGTATACTTGGAATATTTATTCCTTTTCCACCTATACCAGGTATCCAATCAGGTATTTTAAGCTTATTTAATCCCTTTATAAAACTATTAACTACTCCTATAACTAAATTTAATGGAGTTTTGACTGCACTTACTAACCCGCCGAATATACCTTTAACAGTACTAACTATTCCACTAAATGCTTTTGTAAAATTACCACTAAATACTCCAGTTAGGAAGTCAGTTATACCTACTAATACTGGTTTTAAAAAACTATTCCATAAATTAGAAATTAACTTAAAAGCTGAATCTACTGCTGGTGCAATTATATGATTAAAAACTAATTTAAAAGCTGGTGCTAAAACATTATTTATAAATTGTCCAATAGCATCAAAACAAGGCTTTAAGTTTTCATTCCAAAATGTAGTTATATCTGTAACCATTTGAGAGAAAAATCCACTAATTGCAGGCATACGTTCTGCAAAAAAGTCAGCTACAGTTCCAACAACTAAAACTATAAAGTCAAAGATAGGTTTCCCTAATGTTTCCCATGCAATCTTCATCATATCCCATGTTGCTTGAAAATATAATTGTACTGCTCCCCATATAATCTCCCAATTTTCTTTTAATGAATTTATTAAAGGTGTGATTGCTTCAATTATAGGCTGTCCTACTGTTTCCCATACTGTCTTTATAGCATTTATAACAGTATCCCAACTTATATTAATTTCGCTAGTTACAGTTTTAAATATATCATTTAACCAAGTAATTGTTTCACCAATAACATCAAATGTAGTCCATAAAACATCTTGAATAACAGGCATTTTATCATTAACCCAATTTAATATGTTATTTAAGACTGGTAAAAACTTTTCCCCTAAATCAATCATCATAATATCAAATGCATTTTTTAATTTAGCAAAATTGTCTTTAATATTATCAGTTTGTTTTTTAAAAGCATCCTCAGTAGCACCTACTGCATTTCTCATTGCATTAGTCTTTTCTGTGAAGTTTTCTGCCTGTGCTCCTGTAAGTGCTAAGACTGCATTTTTAGCTTCAACTGAACCAAATAATTCACTAAAAGCTATTTCATTACCACCTACACTTTCTTTAAGCTTATCAAGTGTTCCTTGTAGTCCTAAAGATTCAATCATAGCTTGACCGTTTTCATAGCCTAACTTTTTTATCTTTCCTGTCATTGCAGTTGTCGGTTGTAACATCCCTTGAATTGTTGCTCTTAACTGTGTAGATACCTCTGCAGTATTACCTGTAACCCCTGTAAGAGTTGCCATTGCTCCAAATAGTTCCTCTTGGCTTACCTTCATTGTTGATGCTAATGGAATTACTTTACCCATGCTTGATGCAAGTTCTGGGAATGAAGTTTGCCCCAACTTAACAGTTAAAAACGCCAGGTCTGATGCTTTTTCAGCTGCTTCTTTAGATGTATCACCATATCCTTTTGTTACTGCTGCTAATAAATTTACTGAATCGGTTACTGTTGCATTACCTGCCTTTGCTCCCTTACTTGCTGTTGCTAATATATTCATAGAATCAGCTGTTTCTCCAAATGCTGAAATTACCTGATATAACCCGTCAGTTAGTAATTCAGAACTAACTCCAGTATATGTAGATAAATTTTTAACTTCCATTCCTAAGTCTTGTATTTTCCCTTTAACATCACCATCCAATAAAGTTGCAACATTAGACATTTGATTTTCAAAATCAATAGCTGCTTTAGTAGCTACTGTACCTAATGCAACAGCAGCAGTTCCTGCAGCTGCAACAACAGCAGTTCCAAATTTAGCTACAGTTCCTACAGCACTTAAGAATTTACCTGCTAACCCTTCAGCTTTTTTGTCAGTATCACTAATACTCTTATTAGCTTTGTCATTATCAACCATAATACTACCAAAGAGTTTAAATACTTCTATTGCCATTACTCCTCACCTCTTTTCTGTGAGATTTTATTTTCTATTTCTTCAGCCAGTAATAAAAGCTCCTCTTTTGTTACTTTATCCTCTTCTACTGATTGATTTTTAATTATAAGTTTACTTTTATAATCTTCAAAATTAATAAAGTTATCTTCGGTCATATTCTTATAGTCAATTAACCATCTATCCCATATCCTATCCTCTATTTCTTTATCATAAGCTTTTAATATGATCTCATAACCTTCTAGAAAATGAAGTTTTAAAATATAATCAATGTTACTATATCTACTTAATAGCAGTTCCTCAATTTCAATTAAATCTATCGAACTGCTAATTTTAAAAAAGCTTTCCACTTCTCAATATCAGCTATTTCTAAAATATTTTCTACTAAAGTAAATAATTCAACTTTACCCACCTCTTCTGGATCTATTTCTAAAGGTCCACTTAAAAAGTTATATAAAGCAGGTTCACTATTTTTTTCAGCAAACTTTTCAATTACAGTAAATATTAAATCAAATCCAGCTTCTTTTACATCTGTATTCTCATTTACTGATGTAGATAATTTCTTAATATCTTCTTTTATCCCAATTTCTTTTATTAATCTAGCTAATGAAAAAACATCACTTGTATTTAACTTTCTCACTTATAATTCCTCCTAAAATAAAAAGAAGGTGCAAGCACCTTCTTTTAAATTAATCTGCAAATTCTACTTCCCAAGGCTCATAATCCTGTGGTGAATTATCTAAATAACATCCAGTATAAGATAAAGCTGAAATAACCTCATCTTTATCAGCTAATGTCCAGTCAAAATTTTCAAGGTTAATAGCATTATCAACTTTAATTACTACCCCTTTACCATCTTTTGTTTTACCAGTCCATTTTACAAATTCTTGATAATCTGAATCAGCTATTTGAGATGTTCCAGTGATAACTGTTTTACCTTCTCCTTTTGTAGCTTTTAATCCTGCATACATTTTTGGTAGGTTTTCTGGAATAGCTTCTAGTACATTCATTATTAGCTTAGGAACTGACTTATCTATTACGGTTCTTCCTTTAACAGGTCCTCTATCCCCATCAGCTTCAATTTGCCTTACTTCCCTTTCTACTGTAAACTGTCCTCCACCTCTAGTAAGAGCTATTGGAGTATCTCCTATAGAAAATACACCTTTCCCTAGTATAATTTTTTGCGCTACCATTTAACTCACTCTCCTATATAATAATTTTGAATAGAGAACTTTAATTCTCTTCTTTTAATTGACTTATCTTCATCTGGAATTGAACTTCTACTTATCTTATAGAATGTTGGTAATACTGTATCAGTTGGATTATTAATACAATCTAGCCTCTCAATATTATCAGCTATGGTTTCAACAGTTTTAGTACTCGTGCCTTTATCCCATATACTGATAGTTAAAATTAAATCATCTCTATAAGTGTTATTGAAATCAACTGAATCTAACTCATAAACTATATAAGGGTATCTTGCATCATCATCAGCATTTTCATAAAATACATTCTTATTAAATTGTAGTAATAAACTTTTAATAACTTTTCTTAATTCTAATGTTTTACTAATCCTCAGCACCTCCCTCATATTCTTGTTCACTAACTAAAGCTAATGCTCTTGCTTCATCTTCTAAAGCACTAAGATATTTAGATTCAATTTCAACTATTTTAGGAATATTTTCATTTACTGTTTTTTGTAATAAACCTAATTTCTTAGTTTTACTACTACCAAACTCCTGAAATGCTCCATAAAAGGCAAATGGTTTTATTCCAATTTGTAAATCACATTCCCTTTTTCTAACCCAATATTGAGTATATTTTCCTACTCTTCCTTTTTTGCGTTTAAATAGGCCATAGTAATTACTTCTAAACCTATTACATAGATACTTACCTACATCTCTAAGTGCTGCTCTAGTAAGCTCATTTAAAGTATAATTAACCCTATCAACATTTGAAATATATTCTATATTCCCTTTTTTTATCTTAATTACACTCTTAGGAACTGGCATTATTAACACCTCTTACTAAAGTTAATTCAATTCTATCTGAAGATTTTTTATAAGTTCTTAAAACTGTATATTCTTCTTCACCAAATCCATCATCATATTTAACATACTTTTCTTTATTATAATCAGCTAACATTAACTCCAAAGTAACTTCTGGTTTCATACCAACAGCTTGAGCTTGATAAAATTCACTAGATTTTATTGATTTTTCATTACAGTAAACTTCATTTTCATAAATTATAGTTTCTATTAAGTCACCAATATCATCAGTTTCTTTTATTCTCTTACCTAAATAACAAACATCATTCCACATTATACTCACCACATAAACTTAAATGTTGCTTTAACATGTCATAAGACTTTTGGTATTTTTCTGAATCTTTATTATCTAATCCAAAATTAGCTTTACAGTATGTTTTTACAGCTTGAATTATTAATGGATCCTCTTCATCTAAATTTTTTACACCTGAAATATTTAAATCGGCCTTTGCACTTTCTATTAAATCTTGTATTTCTAAATCTAATGAATTTGATTTTATTCTTAATGCTAATTTAACTTTTTCTAACATATTAATCACTCCTTAATGAAAAAGAGCTACTATTCAGTAGCTCTTAATATTTCTATAAGTTGTGCTTTACTCATTGAAGAATAGCCAGTAACTTCTTTTTGTTTAGCTATGGCTTTTAACTCTGCTACTGTCATTTCATCTAATGATTTTTCTTCATTTTGTGGCCCTAGTGAAAGTTCACTAGCTCCACTTTCTACTTTTTTAGCAATGCAAATGATTTAGTTGTTACCACATCACCATCAATTAAAGCATATCCCATGTAATCTGTTGTTCTTGCTTTAACATGATCATCAGTATATATTGTCATATTCTCATTTATGTTCATTACATACCCTTTTGATACATTACCTAATAATACTTGTCCATCACTTACACCATCTTCTTCTTTAACTGGTACTCCAAATATTCTTCCTACCCCTCCAATAGTTGCATCTGGAATAAATATAGATTTCCCATCTCCATCCTTAATTGCAGCTAATTGATTCCAAATCGTTGTGTTATTAGCATAGAAAGATGAACCATTAATATATCCACTTTTAATTTTACTCATTAAAGTTAACATATTTTCATAGCTTATTGTTCCTGTATAAGTTATAACTTGTGGCGTACTTGATTCAGCTTTTAATGCTGTAGCAATCCCCTTAGGTTGTGCTTTCCACTCATCTGAGTCTCCTGGTTTACCTTTACCATCAATCATAGCTTTTGCAATTGCATTACCCATTTTTTCAGCTAACTTAGTTGTGATATAAGCTAAGAATGCATCTATTGACATTTTCTTTAATTTCCAAGAAATTTTAATAGATTTAACAAGTTCACATCCATCTAATTCTATAGTTCCAAATCCTGCCTCTTCATCATTTCCTTCTGCATCTTCATCAACCCATTCAGCATCTGACATTGCATTTTTTTCTTTGATTATCGTTACTTTTCCTGGAATAAATGTTGGTGTTATATCACCAAATATAGGATGAGCTTCTCCTATTTCTGCCCAAATTCCTTGTCTTACTGTTTCTGGAACTAATACTGTATGTTGCTCTGCTGTTTGAGTAGCATTTCTAAAATCAGCATTTACTTTATTAAAAGTTTCAGCTTCCTCTTTATTTAACTCTAATCCCATCATATTTTTAGCAAATGCTGAGTTATACAATTTATTCTCATCTTTTATTTCTACTTCATTATTTAATTTGTCCATAATCTTACCTCCGTCTATAGCTACTGATTTGTTAGCTATATTAGTTACTGTGTTGTTTTCATTAAAAACTCTTGAATTAACTAAGTTTTTAGCTTCTTCTGCTAATTGATTTTCAAAACTCTCCATTTCAGCTATATTATTTTGAATTTTTTTAGCTTCCTCTAATTTATCTTGAGCTGCTTTTAAATCTGTATCTCTTAAATTTCTAGCTTCATTTAATAATTCTGATTTTTTATTTCTTAATTCTTGTAATGTCATTTTAGTTTTCCTCCAATATTAATAATTCTGTGTCAAAATTAAATAATTCTAATTCATTTCTATTTCTCATAACATCCTTTGGAATGTTACAGAATTTTTCTAGATATTCACTACTACAAGCAACTGCTTGTAATGAAGTCTCGACTTCTATTTTAAAATACTTTTCTGCTTCATCACTTGACATCCAAGTTTCATTATTAACCATCTCTTCAATAGTTTTTATATCAACATTATCCTTGATATTTTCTTTATAAACTTGCATAATACACTCTTGTATTGAATCAAGATCTGTTGCCATCTTTCTAAATTCATCTGAATTATACATTCCCCATATTCCAAACATAGGTTTATGTATCATAAACGATGAACCAGTTCTCATTACAACTTTATCACCAGCCAAAGCAATAACACTTGCAATACTCGCTGCTAATCCATCAATATATACAGTTTTAAATCCACTGTGATTTTTCAACATATTATAAATAGTGATTCCAGCAAATACAGAACCACCACCACTATTAATATGAATATTTAAATCTTTACCTTTAACTCCATCAAGGAAATTTTTTACCGCTTCTGGATATTGATCTGTATCATCCCATGCTCCCCACCAGCTAGATACTATATCTCCATAAAAATATAAATCAGCACTATTTTCAGTTTGATTTTTTATTTCGAGGAAATTTTGTAAATTATCTACCGGAAATTGAATTTTACTCATTTTTAATCACCTCCTTTCGTTACTACTGCAGTATCTAATCTTCTTATTGGTTCATCTCCACCTTTTATAGGTGCTAAATTAAATACTTCTCTCCATTCATTTGGAGTTAAAGCACCTCTATCTACCATTTGAACTAATTGAAGTTTAGTATTCATAGAGGCATATTGTAAATTTGCTGCTTCAAATATTATTTTATTTCCAAAACCTCTTTCTCTTCTTGAAAAAATCTTTCTTGTATATTCATTGCTTAGTTGAATTGCAATAGGCTCTATTTTTGCCTCAAAATAACTGATCCATTCATCTTCTGTAAATTTACTTTGAATTATTTTCTCATTTGTTCCCAATAAAGAATATATTCTTTGTAATGTTTTATCAATTTGAGTAGCATTAGGAACATAATCTTTAGGTTCTACTTGCTTAGCATCATACTTTGCATCTGCAGCTGCAGCTCCTCCAGTTTCACTATCTATAGATAAATAATTATCTACAAATTCTTTAGTAGCCTTTTTTAAATCTTCTGGTCTTAAAGATTGTTTAAATAGTAATAACCATTTTATAGCACTACTATTCCTTATAGCTTTTACTATTCCTTGGTCTGTAGTTGTTACTATCTCCATTAATGGAGTTAACGCTTCTGCTCTACTTGTCCCAAATATATCATTTTCATTAAAATCTTGCCTTAAGTGAATAACATCAGAATAAGCAAATGTTACAATTTTCATATTTCTAAGAGTAAATCTTAAATATAATACTCCATTTTTATCATAAATAGCTTCAGCACTAGTTGCTGGAATAGGATATATTTCACATGGATATCCAAATTCATCTCTATTTATTAAAGCAAATGCATTATTGTTTAACTCTAATTGATTAATCATTTTTTCTAGTAACATTTGTCCTGTCATATATGGATTAGGTTCCTCTAAAAGAAATCTTATATATGGTTCTGGATTAATTACTATACCTTCTTGACTATTATTTCTAATATGTTTTGCTACTAATTTCCCTATAGCTGTTGCTCTAGGAGTTATGCAACTTCTTAAAATATCACTTTGATATATTTTCCCATTCCATGAATAAAAGCTATTACCTTTATCTTGTATTAATTGACATCCCGATACCACTTGTGTTTTTTGTGGTATCATATTTTTAATCTTATCAATAAAACCCACTTTATCACCCCCTTTCTAAATCATATTTTCATACTCAGCCATCCTATTTTTTAAAATTACATAAGCTATTATCAATGCTATGGCTCCATCAATTCTTTGAGTTGGATTAGCTCCCTTTATTGGTTGAATATTACCATTAATATCTGTTTTAACTTCTATATTAGTTAAACACCATTTATCAATACTATTATTGTTATAAATAACTTTATGTGCTTTTAAATCTGCCTTTAATTCTTTCATAGGAGATGATAAAGTATATACACCTTGTCTTACTTTCTCCATGGCATCTTTCCCAAATTCATTTTGATATGCTTGTAATAAACTATCATCAACATGCCATGGATCATATCCAATCCAAGGTATATATATGTCATATTTATCTCTCATTTCAACAAACCACTCTAACATATGAAATTTATTTACTTTATTACCAGGGCAAACTCTTAATAAACCTTGTTTTTCCCAAAGTTTATAAGGTACTTGATCAGCTTCTTTATTAGTTTCTTCTTGGTTCAATTTTTCTTCAGGAATAAAGTACATTGACATAACATATATATTGTCATCATTAGGCCTCATACATAATAATTTAGCTGCTGATAAGTCAGTTGTTTCAGCTAAATCAAATCCTCCGATTCCATATCTGAATCCCATTTCCTTAATATTAAAAGTAGTTTCATTATTAAGTTCATCCCATCTTAGCCAAGCACTTGATGAGTTTTCAGTCATGTTAAAATCTTTTACCATTACTGTAGCCTTAAATGCATCATCTGCTTTAGCCTTATTAACACAATCTCTTAAAAACTCAAATTTCTTTATTGTTCCTAAGCCTGGATTTGCTTTTATCCAACATTCTTCCTTATCCCACTCATCTCTATCATCAAGTTCATAAATAAAAGCCAAGAATTTATCATCCTTGACTTTTCCATCTAAAACTTTACATGCATATTCATACTGAGAATCAAATATTGAATTTCTAACAAATCCATTTGTTGTTATACAATTTAATAAAGGTTGTCTTCTTGCAGACATTGACTGTTTCATTAAATCATATAAATCTCTATTTTTTATTGCTGCTAACTCGTCTATAGTGACCATATGAGCATTTAATCCATCAAGTCCATTGGTATTGCTAGCTAATGCTTTAATAGATCCATAATTAAAATTGATATATAAATCAGATTTTCTTTTTTTAAAATGTTTTGATAAAGATTTTGACTGTTGAATCATTTTATAACATTCTTGGAATCCCTTATATGCTTGGTCTAATTTTGTAGCAACATTATATATTTCTGGTGAACCTTCTCCATCTCCAACTGCCATAAATATTTCGTCTGCTGCAAGTTCTGTAGTCTTACCATTTTTTCTACCTCTAATATCTAAGACTTCATTATATTGTCTTAAATATGTATCTTTATGAACAAATCCAAATACTGCTTGATGCTTAGCTTTCTGAAATAGCTCTAATTTTAAATTTGCTCCTAATTCACCTTGTGCTTGCTTAATAAAAGTTTCAATGAACTCTATTGGTAAGTTTGCTAACTCTTCATCAAATATATAAGGTTCATATTTTTCAGGATGATGTAATTTATCTACTAGCATAGAGTAAACTTGTTTTATTCTATGACATGCAACTATTTCACCACTCATAATTTTATTATAGTATTCTTCTATATAAGTCATTTCTTAACTTTTCTCCTGTTAAGAAATTCTTTTAACTCATCATTTTCTTCTTTTTGTTCTTCTTCTGGCATATAATCAATTAATTGTTTCATTACATTTGAATATCTTTGAATCATAGTTGAATAAATTTTTGTTTCAGGTCTTTCTCGATTTACAACTTGTGGTCCATTCTCATATAATTCAGTCATTCCATTTTTAAACAAATCTTCTCTTAATTCTTGAAGAGTTAATTTCATAAATGAAGCTTCAGTAACTAGTCCTTCAACAACTTTAACTTTATCTTTTTCTAAATCTTTATAAAGTTTTTTAATTCTATTTATTTCTTGTTTAATTTTCTTTTCTCTTTCTAATTGTTCGGATATACTCAAAAATATAACCCCCCTTTAGTTTTGAAAATTTCATGTGGAGGTAAAATTATGTCCCCCCTCCGACGGTCCCTCGTCAGCCCTCCCACATCTTTTATAGGGGGGGTTACTGTTCATATACTTCAAACCATTTGTTGATTATGTACTTCTGCAACTGCTTATCGCTTCGGCTATCATCATTCATAGCATTATCTATACATGAAAGTATATCTGTATTAATGAATACTAACTCTGCCTTAAGCCTTTTGCTAAGTATTATCCTTTCATTTTTATAAGGTAATGAAGCTATTATCCATATGTTCTTGCAATCAACTTTATTAGCTTCTATCTCTCTGTAAATAGTTTCTCTAATTGCATTGGCAACACTTAATAAATTATCAGGTGCATTAGTCTTACCTTCCATACTTATAGCTTGTTTAATTAAATCTAAGTCAACAACTAAATCACCATACTGTCTATGCTTATTAACATAAGTTGTTTTCCCTGCCCCTGGTGCTCCATAAACTATATACTTCTTAATTTCCTTTAACTCCCCATTTTCATCAAAGTATGTACCATTATTGGTAATCGGCTTTGACTTATTGAAATTTCTTTCTAAAGGATTAGTTTTCTTATGTTTCTCAAAGTGACAATCTCTACATAATAAAATTAAATTATCTTCTCCTAAAGCAATGTTAGGATCATTGATATTAATAGCATTTAAAAATTCCTTATGATGAACTTCTTCGCCAGGTCGTCCACACTCTTGACATATCCCATGATACTTTTTAAAAATATAATCTCTACATTTAATCCATTCTTTAGATTTATAAAATTTCTTAGCAAATTCTTTAGCCATTTTTACCTCTTTTTAAACGAATTTTATTATTTTTATATGTTTTATCGTTCGTCTTTTCCTTAAATAATGTTTTATAATATATTAAATCAAACATTTATTTTTTAAAGTTCTTACTAATATATGCAATTATTTTTTTACCTTAAATCCCTTACATATAAAAAATGGAACATTTATATGCCAAAATATAAAGGATTAGAGTATCAAATTGTTTAATGAATTTAATGTTCTTCCATACAATTCAATATCTAATCCTAAATATCTTTTAGTATATTCTACTGTGCTATGACCTAATAATTCTTTTACATAAAATATATCTTTGCCATTTTCCATCCAAACTCTATAAGCAAATGTTTTTCTCAAACTATGTGCTGATAAATTTATATCTCTTAACTTTAAATCTTCAGCAACATCTTTTAATATGTCAGTTACTCCCTTTACTCCTAAATTTCTTCCTTTTTGGCTATAAAACATATATTCATAATCTTTTTTATTTTTTATATAATCTTTTAGTTCTTTCTTTAAATTTGAAACTATCGGTACTTTTCTAATTTTTTTAGTCTTACCTTCTTCTATCTGAAAATATCCATAAGATAAGGCTCTTTTAATATCTTTTACCCTTAAAGTTACTAAATCTCCTACTCTATATCCAGTAGTAATTCCAAGAATAAATAAAATATAATTTCTATGGCTATGAGTTTTATTTTGAGCTTTTATATATGCCTGTATATAATGAATATCATCTATTCTTTTTATAGGATCTGCAGGCATCTTTTTTCCCATATTATCTCACCTGCCTAATAGCTCCACCAGTAACTCTTTTGTATGAACTATTTTTCATTAACTCCTCATAATCTCTTTTAGTAAGCTCTTTTTTAGAGTGTCTTTTTTTATTAGCCTTTAACCTACTATAAGTATCTGGTTGAGTTTCTTTAATTATATCTATTACTTTTATTTTCACACTCTCACCTTCTTCTCCTCAAAAAATAAAAGCACCTAAGAATTTCACTTAAGTGCTTTTGTTTAAAGGGGATTTTATTTAATTTTATATTTATAACATCTTACATTTATTGTAGTATAAGTTCTTTTTACTTTCCACTTTTTTGTCTTTATTTTGTTTTTATTTTGTCTTTATTTTTTCTTTTTTTACAAATATCCTAAAGAAATTGCAATTTTTCTTAATGAATCATTCTTAACCTTATAGAATTTTGCTTTACTAATGCACATATTAGATATTATTTGTTGATTAGTATAGGTATTTCTAAAATAACATTCCTCAACAATTTCTTTCTCTGTTATATCTAATAACTCTAAAGCTCTTGTAATTTTATCAACTTTCTTTTTATTATATTCTTCATCAATTACACAACTTTCAACAAAGCTTCCTTTCATTGTACTAGGATGCTTAACATCTTTAACAATTTCATGATTAGTAGGATAACCAAGTCCTCCAGCATCTACTGCAATTAATAGAAATGGGTATTCTCTTAAATCATTTTCTATTTTCTTTTTTATACTTATATCCATTTCATCACCCCATGTTTTTTACATTCTTTCTCAATATTAATGAATTATTTGTTAACTATTTAATTCCTTAATTTTATCTATAATATCTATTGTTAAACAAATCTTAGGTATATCTAATTCTACGTATGTTGTTCCATCCCACTTAAAATCATTCTTCGGAATAGATAGAGCTGTTAAATCTAACTCACATCCTCCAAATACCGATAACCCAGTTTCGTCTAATTGGTGTACTTTATAATTTTCATCATCTTCTCCTACTACTATAAATTCATTTAAAAATTGTATTGGTGCTTTAAATGCTTTTCTTGTTCTTTCATGTGCTTTTATTAAGCTTTTGTAATATATAGATTCTTCATTTACTGAGTAAACTTTAAATTCTAATTTCATTTACTTCCCCTCCATTACTTCTCGCTAATTTTAAAATTATTATCTATCTTTACTTTTAACAGAAATCATTGCTGGTATAAACATTGCCCAAAGTGGAACTGCTGACTTGGTAACATATACTGCTGTTGCAGTTGCTATTCCTGTTGATATCCACGCCATTGCATATGCAAAATAAATCATTTTAAATACCTCCTACCAGATTATCAATAACTTTTTTTGTTTAACTATCATCCATTAATAAACTTTCAATAAAGTTTCTATATATGTCCTAAACTCATATTTATTTAACCCACTTCTGCCATCAATTTGTCTTAAAGTTAATCTAAGAGCTTGTACTAATACAGCGATTCTTTCTTTATCACTACTATTAAATGGTCTTTGTGGTCTTATGCTTGGATTTTCTCCTTTCCCAAACATTTCATCTAAGTTTCTATTATCTTTTATCCCAGAGCAGGGTCTTAGCGACCTTTCAAACTTTGGTAAAGATGTTGCTGGTGGTTTCCTTGATAGTTGATATCCATTTTTTATATATTTTAAAATCATTTTCTTACTTCCCTCTCAATATTTTTGAATTATTTGCTAATATTCTATATTATCAAAACGTGGTTTTTTAAATTTAGATTTAACATACATTGTATATCCAGCCACAAATTCGTTACAATATTTGCATTTGTAAACTCTTATCTTTTCATCATCATTTTCAAAGTCATAAACACTACAACTAGAAGCAGGTGTTAACCTTTTTGGGTGTCCAATTATACACATAAGCTTCTTCATTTTCCCTCCACTACTTCACAATAATTTCAAATTATTCGTAGTATTAATTATCTTTTTCTAAAGTACATACATAATTTAGGTTTATTTGCATTTACATATTTAAAAGGTTTTGAGTTATAACAACCGTATTGCTCTTTATCTCTATTAACCAATATACATTCTTTACAATCTTTACATTTAATCATCTTGAACACCTACCTTTATTAGAGAATAATTAATTTGAATATATTGTTCTCTACATAATTATTTTCTTTTCAACTTTTACTGTTCACTTTTAATTGATATAGTGATAATAAAACTATTTTCTGCATTAATTTCTGTAATATAATACTCACCATATCTATTTAACTCTGCATATGCTGGAAAAAACTCTTCTCCATGATCCAAGTTTCTTATTTTAATCTTGTTGTAAGTATTGATATATTCTAACAACTCTTTTAACTTCATTACTCTTCCTCCAAATTGTTACTGATAAACTTGATACCCATTATAATAAAAATATCCTATTCCCTTTTCTAATGCTTGTCCTATAAGAATACACTCTAAAACAGTTGGACAACTTCCTTGCATTATTTCATTCATTCTATTTATTGTTAAAGAACATATTCTTTTAACTTTCTCACTTGACTTTTCATCTATTATTTTTACTATATCTTCACTTTTAATTTTCTTAGCTTCCATTAAACTTTTTAACTTATTACAAGTAAAACTCTCTTTTTTATACAATCTTTTCTTCATTTCTCACTTTACTTTGTTAGAGAAGATATTGACATCTTCCCTATGATTACTCACTTAACTTTAGATTATTTGTAATCTCTACTAAAATTTAAGTAATTAATCCAAAGCTCCTTTCTTTAATATTTAATCTTTCTTTTTTTATAGCATTTACTATTCTATTCAATTCATTAATTCACTTCTTTTGTTTTCATAAGTTTTGAATTTAATCTATTAAGTCTGGATTTTCATATATATTTCCTATAACTTTTAAGCACTCTATTATATTTTCACATAAATAATCTTGCTCCCAATAAAGCTCTCCTAAAAATTTAATATTATCATTCCAGTTATCCTCAAATATTTTATTCATATCATCCTCATTTATAGCTATTGCAAATGCTCCAAGTTCAAATACTATTTGACCTTTAACAATAATATCTCCCTTTGATAATTCAACAATATCCCCTAGATATATCTCATTAAATAAAGTATCATCCATTCCTGTATATTGCATTACTTCGCAAAGTTTAGGTTCTATGTGGTACCAATCTTTTTTACCATTGTAGCTTGTATAGATCAAAGGAAGTGTTTGAGGGTAATTTCCTACTAAAGCTTTATCATACATTATCTTACTAACTTTATCCCAAATTCTAAACTTAAATCCTATCATATTTCCTCCTAATATTTTTGAATTATTTGCTAATATTCTATATTATCAAAACGTGGTTTTTTAAATTTAGATTTAACATACATTGTATATCCAGCCACAAATTCGTTACAATATTTGCATTTGTAAACTCTTATCTTTTCATCATCATTTTCAAAGTCATAAACACTACAACTAGAAGCAGGTGTTAACCTTTTTGGGTGTCCAATTATACACATAAGCTTCTTCATTTTCCCTCCACTACTTCACAATAATTTCAAATTGTTCTCCCTGGTATAAAAAGTATTTTTTCTGATATTTCAGAAACTTTTACATTACAATATCCCTTTTTGTATAGATCCTTAGCCTTTTTTATTGCTAAAGTTTTTGAAGTAAAAGGTACTTGTTTTGTACCTTCCCTACCTTTTCCTTTATAAATTACTACTATCATTTTCTAACACCTAACATTTTATTAATCTTCATATACAATTAAATCTATTATTCTAATTTCATCATAATTATTAGATATCCAAACTCCCAATTCTTCAAAACTTCTAAAACTTCTTATCAATTCTACATCTTTTTCACATTGGGTATATTTAACTTCCACCTTAAACATTGACATTTACTCCTTGTTTTTCAGTCATGGCAAGCATTAAATTAATATTTAATCTTTCTTTTTTTCTTTTTATAGCATTTACTGTTCTATTCAAGTCAATTGCTAATTCCTCATTAGTCTTATTTTTATTATTAAACAAGTACATTTCTTCTTGTAATGTCCATAGTCTTTTAAACTCCTTATCAGGAATTACTTTTAAAATTCTTATTTTTTCTATAATTGAAAACTCACTTTTATTTAATATTTTAGCTATTTGGTCACTTGAATATCCTTGTGAAAATAACTCTTTTAGTTTATTGTTCTCTTCATTTGTCCAAGCTATTTTATTATCCCTTTGGATTGGCCTATATGGACAATTAAGTTTATATAATCTCTTTTTTATAGCTGGTTCAGTTCTATTAAACTCTTTTGCCAAATCAGACCAGGTGTATCTATAACTTTTAACTTTAGATATTAATAAATTATCTTCTTCCTTTGTCCAGATCCTGTTGTTATTTATAATTTTTAAGTTTTTCTTATCTAAAATACGCTTTTCTTTAACCCATTTAGGTTCTTTCCCTAAAGCATTTTCTTCTAACTTATTAAATCTTACTACTTCTTTATTTTTCTCTGCCCAATCCCAAAATTCATCTATTTTTATAACTTTATATGCATGATTTAATTTTTTCTTAGTTTTAATAGGGCACCCATGTTTACTATATCTTTCTAAAATATGAGTATATGAGTTATAACCTAGCGCTTTAAGCAACTGATTAAAAGTTATGTATATTCCAGAATTATTATATTCCCCTAACTCAAGCTTTATTGCTTTAGCTTTTACTGCAGCTACTGTTCTATTAATATTTTTAGCTATATTGGGTATACTTTTTATTCCCCAATTTTCTTCTAAATATTCAACTTCTTCTGCACTCCAAAATTTCGCCATATTAACACCTCAATTTAGTAGCTACATTACTGTAGCTACTGTTTATTTAATTTTTAAAATGGTCCATCGTAATCATCTACTGGAACGCCTTCAAAGCCATCTTCTTGACTTTGAGCTTCCCAATTAGAGTTTTTATTATTCCCTATGAATTCAAAGCTATCTAGTACTACATCAGTTGTATAAACTTTATTACCTGCATTATTATCATAGCTTCCTGTTCTTATACTTCCACTAATAGCAACTTGTCTACCTTTTAAAACATATTGAGCTATTGTTTCTCCAATTTTCCCAAATGCCACACAATTTATAAAATCTGCTTCATCTTTTTTAAATGCTCTTGGTACTGCTAATGTAAATCTACATACTGCTGTACCAGTTCCAGGAGCATATCTTAATTCTGGACTTTTTGTTGTTCTCCCAATAAGAATTACTTTATTCATTTTCACCTACTCCATTCATTTCTTTTATTATTAAATTACTTGCTTTCTTCATTGATTCACTTATACTGAATCCCTTTGAATAATAAATAACTGTTAAATAACAAAACTTTTTTTCTATTGCTTTCATAACTAACCCTTCAGTCTATAATTATTTTATTGTCCTTTAATGATAGCTACTGCTTATTTTTTATTTTCAAAAGCTTTCATTCTATAATTAGAATCTTGCTTAAATACTACCCCAAACTTTCCATCAAATCTTTCAAGCATTCTATCTCCCATAGCTCCATCTAATACTCTTAACATTTTAGGAGTACACTCTGTAGAAAACAAAGTAGGTAATTTATTGAGATATCTATAATTTAATATAGGCTGTATATGTTTCGTATCTACCTCTGTTAATTCTCCAATCAATTTCCCATTCCTAACCTTTTCTTTAAACAAATCATCTATTATCAATACTTTAGCTTTTTTATATCTATCTGATAATTTGTTGTAATACTCTGTATCATTTGCACAAGACTTTAATTCTCTTGTAGCTTCTATATAAGATATATATACAACAGGTATTTTTTTATCTAGTAGAGCTTTTCCCATAGCAATTACTATATGAGTTTTCCCCGCACCTGGTTGTCCCATTAATCCAAACCAATTCTTATCGGATTTTATGATTTCCTCGAAATTCTCTATATATTCAACTGCTAGTTTTTTTGCTCTAATTGTAGTCTCATTGTAAGCATTATAATCTCTTAGTAATTTTACATTCTCGGGATTAACTCCAAACTCTTCCCATATTATTCGTGTATAATCCAACTCGTAACACTCACACCTTGCTATAGCCTTCCCCTCATCATTTAATAACCAAGTTGCATCCCTGCACTTAGCACATTTATAGCTATTAGTAACAGTTGAAGTTGTATTCCGATTCTCCCTCACTTGCTTCAATATTCGTCCTAATGCTTCCACCTTTATTCACCTCTTTTCTTCCATTCGAAGTCCAATTTTGTAATATTCCTAAAACATATTTATAATTATTAATTTTTCCTCTATTCATAGCTTCAGTTGCTGCATCCATTAACCATTGTTTACTATAGATTTCTATATCATTTGTTACTTGCTCCATTAACATTGCATTGACTATAAACCCACATTTTTCAAAATGTTTAAATACCTCTAAATCTTTTTCAATACTACAACTATCCACGATAGTTTCTTCTAGTTTATCCTTACCTATCCTATCCTTACCTATCCTATCCTTACCTATCCTATCCTGTGTATCCATAGCGTATCCATCATGTATACAATTTGGATACAACTCATTTTTAACCTTAATTATCTTATTTTTTATCAATTTTCTTCCAGTTTCTTCTAAGGTGTAAGATTTATTTTCATCTATATTTAGCGTAGATTTTTCAAACTTATAATTTGTTTCAGTATATCTATCATTTTGAATATAATTATGAATTCTCCAATGTTTAATTACCACAACTCCTGATTCAAAAGGTAGTAAAAATTTCTTTGCTATTAATAACTTTAAATCATCATCTCCACATCCTATCATTCTTTGAATTTTCTTAGAATTATTTATGAATCCATCATCATCAGCCCTCATACTAAGATGAAAATATAATGCTTGTGTACTTAAGGGCATATCTAGAAAAATATCACTATCTATAATTGTTTTTGCAAACATTCGTCTTTCTGCCATTATTACATTCCTCCTTCTACTATCTATAATTTTTATATATTTTATGCTATACTTATAATTGAATTTTTAGGTTTGGACTTACCCTGTTTAATAACTTGTTAAGGTAAGTCCTTTTTAAATGCCCATAAGTCTTTAAAAAATAAATAATCTTTTGGATCACAATTATTATTTATCAAAAACTTTTTCTCTTTTCTTGTTAAATTCCTTAATTCACACATTTAACATTCACTCTCATCAACTTTCTCTGCTCAAAACAAACTACCTTGTCCAACTCTTGGCTAATAGCAACAGTTCTTTCATCGGTCAGTCCATACTCATCAATAGCTTGATGAAGTTTCTCTCTTAATTCTTTCATGATTACCTCCTAATTCTCTTTATTAGCTTGTCTACTCCATCTAAAATAGATGCAATTATAAACATTAATCCAATAACAATTATTAACACTAGGGGCATTACAAAGGTGCATATACCCCATATGTTCAAACCTTCCATTAAATCACTCCTGTAAAAGTTTTATTCTGCTAATTCTATATTCCTCCTACATCCTCATTTGAGCATTGCAACCTCTAATCATTAGCTCCAATTCTCTATTAGGTTGCCAATCTATTATTACTCTCTTAGCTAACTCAAAATCTTTTACTGGAGTATCTTTATAAGATGCAACTTGTAATACATTCTTAAAATTTCTCCAACATTGGCTATATGTCTTTTTAGATAGCTCTTTATAAGCTGGAGTATCTCTACCACCTAGAACAGCTTTAACCTTATCGTTGACTAAATCTTGTAAAACTTTTTGCGCTCCTGTTTCTATAGTCATTCTGTTCTCTAAATCAGTAACTCTATCGTCTACCTTGTCTACTTTTTCCCTAATCTCTTTAGTAAACTTAAATTGCAACTCTAGTGTTTCTTCTGTAGTAAGTTGTCTGACTTGTCCACTATTAAAATGCTCTCTCATTTGAAAATATCCATCAACCAACTTATCGTATTGTTCCCATGCAAAATCATCTTCTAGGATTTTAAGAAGCTTTGAGTAACCTCTTTCTGATAGCAGGTAGATGTTTGAGCTTGCATTTAATGAATTTTGTGTATAAATTCCGCTATCAATCAAATTGATTGCGAACTCTGTTCCTTTTAAGTCAACAATATCCAATCCATCAGTAAATCTTGTTCTATTCATGTTGATAGCTTGATTTATTACTCTTAACTCTCTTCTGTGTATATTAGCAATCTCTTTGACTAATATAGCCTTCTTACCTTCACCAAATCCCCCTTCTATATCATGGAATTTCATTCCATATATATTTACTAATCCATTAACTTTTGCATTTAGTTTTCTTGAACCATGTTTTAAATTTTCCATTTTTATTTCCTCCTATTTAATTTTCTCCTAATCTTCAGTAAGTAATTTCCCTATATCTATACTTAGAAGTTTTGAGATATTCCTTAATCTTTTAACACCTGGAATGCGTTTTCCTATGATATAGGCAGTTACAGAACTTCTAGGTATTCCTAGAAGTTCAGCAAACTCTTTATGTGTCATCCCTCTTTTAATTCTTTCATATTCCAAAGTTTTAGAAAGTTTTTTAGCTCTTTCTAGTTTTTTCATTTTTTTCTCCTTTGATTTTATTTTGTATTTCCATTAATTTAATTAAAATTTCTGTCATAAATCCACCTCACTCTTAAAGAGAGTGTAACACACTCGGACAATTTCGGACAAATTTAATTATTATTACCCTTTTATGATTATACCCAATTAGCTCCTTTATACTTACTTTTTCTATTTTTATCTCTGTTTATAATTATTTTTTATATTTTTTTACAAAAGTTTTAACACCATATTGTCCGCCTTTGTTTGTAATTGTTTGATTTTTTGTTTTATTTATGATATTCTTATAAAGAAAGAAAGGGATGATATAATGTCATTAGCTAAGTTTTTAAAAACAGATAGAGAAAGTAAGTGTTTAACCCAAGAAGAATATAGCAAAGCAATTGGCATAAGTAGAAGCACTTTAGCTTCTCTGGAAACTGGAACTAGAATGCCATCTAAAGCTAATAGTAAAAAATTAGTGGAATACTTTAGAAAGCCTCTTGCTGATCTTATCGGGGAAGAAACTATCTCTAAACTATCTACGTTAGAAACTACAAACTTATTAATAGATTCATTGATAGAAAAAGGTCAAATTAAAGATGAAAATATTGATGATAAAATCAAATCTCTGATTTGGGAAAGTTTGAGTTTAGAAATTCAATTGAAACTACAAATAAAAAAATCAAAATAAAAAGAACACTGTTTTAGTGTTCTTTTTATTTTATTTCTTTTCTAATTCATTTTTATTTTTACAATTCATTTGAATTTTTAATAGTTTTATTATTATTTCATCAATATTCGTTTCATTCATGCCAAACACTCTCCATTTTTTTAACTTAGATTATATACCTATACAAACGTACGTTTGATATGTAAAAGTTTTTTTCTTTTCTGAATGTATTATAATACAAAAAAATATTCCTGACGGGAATATTTCGACAAAAAAATTTCAAATTGTGGTAATTCTATGTAATTTCTTAATTCTATTGTAAAATATCATAATTTAATTAAAATTATACCTATAAACACTATTTTCCGCGTCATATTACGGCGTATTTTGTCGAAAAGTTTTTAAGGGGATTAATGATTAAAAATGCTCGAAATAAAAAGAAAATAACTCAACGAGAGTTGGCAAAGAAATTAAATGTATCTCAATCTTACATGTCTAAGATAGAAAATAGAAAAACAAAGACTATAAGTGTAGATTTAATATTAAATCTGTCTTCAATATTAGAAATAGATCCAGTTGAGTTATTTATATTTCTAGCAGACCTATATAATAAAGGAAAGTAATACTTACTAATTTAAATTATTTAGTAATATTAACTTTCTTTTTTTATTGTTTATTATTCTATAATTGTCCTTGGAGGACTAAAAATGGATAAATTAGGCGAAAGATTAAAGGCATTAAGAAAAGAGCATAGATATACACAAGAGTTTTTAGCTGATTATTTAAATGTTACAAGACCAGCTATAGGTAATTATGAAAAAGGGATAAATGAACCCCCTTTACAGACATTAGTAAAATTAGCTGATTTGTATCAAGTTTCTTTGGATTGGTTAGCTGGAAGAACAAATGTAAAATATAATTTTAATTTGGAAAGTAAAGAAAATAGAGATGCTATAATAAAAATTCATGAAGCCCTTAAAGGATTTGAAATAAAGAAAAGATAAGTGTATCTGTAATGGATATGCTTTTTTATTTACATAACAAAACAACAGTAGTTTAAATGTATTTAAAAGTTTTTAAAGTTTTTAAAGTATTTAGACACGCTACAAATGGCTATTTTGCTACATTCGTGAGGGTTAAAAAGTACCTTTTGGGATTTAAAAAGTACCTTTTGGGATTTAAAAAGTACCT